GACATGAGTTATGATGACTGGTATGACAAGTATGTCAAAGATGAGAAAGTTGTTAAGAACAATGAAGAGGCTATCGAACACGAAGAAAATAATAAAATATTTATAGCTGATAAAGCAAGCGAAATAGATAACTTTTTCAAACAACAGAAATCTTATCAAAAGTGGTATAATGGACTTAGCGAGGAGCAGAAGAAAGCGATAAACTATTATACACGAGAAGAAGGTTATACTAGAATCAACGGTATTTTGAGAAACGGTAAAGAGAATTATGAACAAGAAGTTTATCGTTTGGCCTATGATGAGGATAGACCTTATATCAAAGAAACGATAAAAGAAGCTTCGCAAGCAATGGATGTTCTGAAAACTGTTAATGATTTTGTCCCTGAAAAATCATTTAAAACTTACCGCGGAATTTCTTTTTGGGATAGAGAGGATATTTACTCAGAATTGCAGATTGGAGAAAATACCATTCTAGACCGAGGATTCATGAGCACTTCCTTGGATAAAACGATTATTGATGATTTTGCCGACGGAGGCAGGGAATATCGGTTTGAGATTACAGTTCCAAGAGGTTATACAAAAGGGAAGTATATTGGTGAGTTGAGTGATGTTTCACACGAAAAAGAGTTTTTATTTGATCCAGAATCTAAATTCAAAATTATTGATATCAAGACTGAAGGAAGCATCACCAGAGTAATAGCGGAGGCAATATATGATTAAAGAGCGTTTTTTAGAACCTTTCAAAGATACTCCAGAAGTGCGAGTGCAAGTATTATTCAATAGCGGTCTTTGTCCGATGAAGGATTGTATCGCTTTTCTTAAGTCAGCAAGTGATGATGAGTTGCAAAGAATGGGGAAATCTATTTTAACGTTATATCCCAACGAAATCTTGAGACAATTGACAAATCATCGCAAATCTGATATTGATTACAGCTTTATTGATGATTATACCAGTACTTATGGAATTCCAATAGAATATACTAGTAAAGATAAGGGGAGAGCAAATGCCTTGCGTCAACTTTTAAAGAGGAATCCCGATTTGACGGCGACAGAATTTTGTAAAAAGATATGATTGAAAAATCAAGTACTTAGAATAATCTAGGTGCTTTTCTTATACCTAAAGAGAGGAGTAAAACATGTTTATATGGAATTGGATAGCAATTGCCTTTGGGTGGTTGGTATTCTTGTTGTTAATCTTTATTATTCTGGCCGCGATCAGCGGAATAATTGAGGGTGTAAAGAAAGGATTGAAAAAATGAAAGATTACCAAAAGCGATTTGTAGATGAGTATCATTCTCTTAAAGATAAATATACAAAATTACATAAAATGGTTATTAAGTATGAAGCTGGAACACTTGATTTTGAGCCAAATTGTTCTCTAGAGTTGTTGAAACAGCAAAAAGCAGCTATGGGCCAGTATTTATACTGCTTGGAATTACGAGCAGAGATAGAAAACATCCAATTATAAAATAACTCATAGAGTATGTTTTTTTGGTATTTCCCGAGTGAGTCAGGTCGTACTGTCAGTCACTAGAAAATAAACGGTTTGGATAACACTTTACGACAAGTGCCTAAAAAATTGCACACAATGTCGGGTTGCGTGTGTCATGCTCGCTAATATACCGTTTAGGTGAGCTTTTTATATTATATTTTTGGAGGAAAAAAGCATGTTAGAAAAAGCAAAAACATTAGCATCACAAGAATTTTCGCGTCTTTCGGGTCGTGAAATTAAAGAGGAGGAATGCTTTATTGTCTGGTTTAGTAAAACCTTGCAAAATTGGAAAGCACTTGTTGGTACGAACGTAATCACGTCAAGTGAATCTTGTGGAAATTACGCGGAAATCACTCATAATGGTGATAAGAAAGAAACTTATGTAGATGTATATGCTAAAGTTTCAAATTGCGCTATTAAAGATTAGGAGGCAATTCAACATCTTGACTTGTAGGAATAGGCCGCTATAAATCACTATAAATTACTATAAACCGTGTCGAATTCGATACGGTTTTTCTATTGTCCAGGCATGGAAGACGAAAAAAGCTATGGAGTAACTAGTCGGGGACGACTTAAAATATAGGAGGTTCGCAATGGACGAACAAAAAACAAAACTAGGTCGTATTCCAATGAATATCCAGACCTTGCAACTCTTTGCTGACGGTGAAGCTGGCGCAGATCCAAGCGGCGAAGATAGTGGTGAAACTGATGGTAGGGCACCTGCAGAGCCTAAAACACCAGAATCACAAGACGAAAAAAAGTACACAGATGCAGAAGTTGATGAAATCATTGACAAGAAATATGCAAAGTGGAAAGCAGAGCAAGAAGCTAAAGAAAGCGAAGCGAAGAAGCTTGCTAAGATGAATGCTGATGAGAAGAAAGATTATCAGCTAAAACAACGCGAGCAAGAACTAGCTACTCGTGAAGCTGAAATTACTCGCAAGGAACTGACCGCAGAAGCTAAAACGATGCTAAGTGAACGTGACTTACCAATCGAATTAGTAGATGTGGTGAATCTGACAGACGCTGATAGCGTATCTGAATCAATCAATGCTATTCAGAAAAGCTGGGAAGCAGCAGTTCAGAAAGGCGTTTCAGAACGTCTAAAAGGTGGTGCACCGATGAAAAGTGCACAACAAAACCAACAAGAAGAAGTCCCTAAATGGAAAAAGGACTTTTTAAGATAAAAAAGAAAATGAGGTAAAATTATATGGCATTTGAAAACTTAAATACAGCAGAATCTCGTAAACGCCATCTTGGTATTATTGAAGATGTACTTGCTGTCAACTCTTATTCAGCACCATTAGTGCTTTCTAACGACGCAGTTGAATTAAACGGTCGTTCGTTCACGGTAGCAAATGGTAATACTACACCGCTCAAAGACTATCGTCGCAACAAAGATAATGAATTCGATCACGTTGAAGTGGAAGAAAAGGTTTATACCCTTAACGAAGAAAAATATTGGGGCCGTTTCGTAGACAAGCTAGATGAACGCGATTCTAATGGTCAAGTTAATATTGATTATGTGATTGCTCGCCAAGCTGCAGAAGTCGTAGCTCCATATCTGGACGAATTGCGCTTCGGTGCTGCACTTGGTAACGTCAGCGATAACGTAGCAATGGGCAAAACAAAGGGTGATAACAATGCATACAATGCAGTTCTTGATGTATCTGAGAAATTGGATGAGTTGGGAATCACAAAAGATCGTTTGTTATTTGTAACACCTGCATTCTACAAAGCAGTTAAATCCGAAATTGTTCGTTTGCCACAAGGGGACGCAGATAAACGAGTTCTTAGCAAAGGGTACGTCGGAGAACTCGATGACTTCACAGTTTATAAAGTTCCATCAAAATTCTTGCCAGGCGTAAATGCTTTAGCTTCCGCACCTGGTGTAGTTACTTCGCCACTACAAATTGATGATACTAAATACAACGACAATATCCCAGGTCGTTTCGGTGAATTGGTTGAACAGCTACTCTACACTGGCGCATACGTACTTCAGCATTTTCAAAAATATATTATCACGATTGCAGACAGCAAACCTGCAGCTAAAGCAGAAGCACAAGGTAAAATCGTGAATCGTGCGAAAGCATGGAAAAGTGGCGCAGATTACAAAGAAGGTGATACAGTAACGTAT